CCTTACCTCCTCTAGTGTGGGGCTCTACCGAAGTAGAGCCCCATGATTCTATCTACGCAAACTAATCGTAGTCGTACTCAACAATCACCTTGTCTCCATCATCACCCGCAGCCACCAGAGTGATAACTCCTGCGGCGTAGGCCCAATCTGTAGTTTCCAGTGCTACCACTCCGTTCACGGCAACATTGATAACGCTGCCGGATGCCACAGGCGTCTTTGATAGCGTAAGCTCGGTTTCAATTCCATCCATCAAGAACGCATCCATCCAGAACTTGTACGGCGAGGTCACGACCAAGTAAGGACACTTGGTGAATCCGTGAATCGCCTCAGTGAACGACGTACCAAACTCGTCAACGGATGCATCGTTTCCTGAGATTGCATATGAGAACTCCCCGATTGCAGAGTCCTCCATAGACGCGGGTCGAAGTGCCGCTTCACAGTCAAGCAGGATGTATGTATCCCATACTCGAGTACCGAAGTACGCCGAGTCATCATTGGAGTCGATAGCTTCGCGGTAACCCCAAAGCATGATGATAGGTTCCTCACCCTGCTTATTGGTTGCAACACCTATCTTCTTGAACGGAGCCGAACCGAACACTTTAGTGTCGGTAAGCAACGCGATCACGTCCTTGTCGGTCTTCGACACCCGTAGCTCACCCGAAGGCATGTCCGTCGGGGGAAGCTGGAACGTGTAGTATGGTCGGTCGTCACCCCGAGCAGTTACACGTTGTGGATCTGGTACGGAGATGGTCAGCGCTTCGGCCCCCTGAATTTGCAGGCCTGCATAGGCGGTGCCTGCTGCGGTTCCCGACGGCACCTGAATAGTACCATCAGTATCACGTAGGGCCACCCTAACATGCCGTAGACCAACTCCTGTCGTTTGTACTGCACCAGTGAATGCCATTATCATATACCTCCTAGTAGACTTCTACAGTTTCAACAACAGCTATGAAGGTAAGGGCGTCATAGAAGACCGCGAAGTCCAAATCGTACATATCCCCACTTGACCCCTCAAAGCTGAATATTACCAAACCCTGCCGAGTAGTACCAATACTTGCGAGCGCACAGTGGAAACCCGAAAGTACCGTTTGAAGCTTTGCACGAACTTCGCGTATGTTACTGAAGCCCTTCTGTCGATCATAGATACGTACGACCACCCTCTGTTGGGTGAATTGTTGATTGATCTTTTCACTGCCGTCATTCTGTACTGCTATACACAATGCAAGATCTGAACTCACGCCGTCTACACGCCGAGCATCTGCAAAGTTGACCATTCGCTTCGCAGTCATGTCCCCAGCCTCCAAGACACTCGTAGCACCGGATACTAGTAAGTCCCGTACACTTTGTGCGTCGGCATCAGTCTTAAGGAAGTTAAACACTGCCGCTGCGGCATCATAATTAGTCGGAGCCATCTTCGAAGTTCTCCTCTGTCACAGCAATACTATTCCCGCAGTTACTACATAGGATATGTAGGTTCTTCTCATCGTCAAGACGTACCCCCATACCATCAGTCCTCCAGCAACTACGACACAAGAACCCTACCCCGATCTCTGCTATGATACTAGAGGGTTTCATATACCTGTGGAACCTCTCACGATCAACCGCTACCTGTGGCACTAGTCTCTCTCCTTACATAGTATGTCAACACGATCTGGGTATCTATCACAGTGAACAACATCGAAGTGATGCGTTACTGTATAGGCGTCGTCGTCAGTCTGCGTAGCTATGATTAGGTCACCAGTTACAACTGCCGGAGTGTTATACAGAGCAAGTATCCCCCATATACCCATCGCTGCCGAACGTTCACCATCTAGCCTGAATCCTAACCGCTCTGCAGTCACAGCTCGTAGCAGTGCAGTCTCGACGGTGGCCGTAAAGGAGAAGGTCGTAGGGTCATCTTCGGTATCGACTGCTTGTCTATGTACAGTACAGACCCACGGATCCTCGTTGATTATGTGCTGTACGTCTCTACGACGCGCTATCCTATCTCGCACAGCGACCCTCCGTACCTCTGCTGAACTGCCTGACGTAGCTTACTGACACGCTGACTGATCGATACCGGCAGATGCTTCTTTGTTACCTTCCCGAGGCCACGAACGTAGTCAGGCTCGGTTACCAAGTTGTTTGCCCATGTCTGCAGCACTTCTGCAACAACCAAGTCTCTCAGCATCTCGAGATCCGACGCAGGAATCGTAGTTGCGGATGTTTCAGCTTCATTGAGTTCATGAGCCTTATAATATCGATAGGGCACACTTATGACAGATGTAGGTGTCGGCGAGAGTTGCACATCTCCATCGTCAACGATCTCAAAGAACCCTCCGTAAGCATCGATCCGCATACTTCTGTCCATATTACGTATTACAATGTCGGCCATATCCTGTCTGCCGGGCTTGTCTATCCACAACGGCATATCGACATTAGATGTGTTAATTGGGGAGCCTAGTGGCCAGTACTCTACATCTAGAACCTGTATGCAACCCTCAGGGAGTGAGTAGTTACTCTGGCTGGCAACTGTAGTAAGTGTCGCCGTAACCAGAATCGGATTGAACCTACTGTAGTACCGAAGTGACGCTTCAATCGCCCGTAGCATTCGTGCGTCGGTGATAGTTTCAGCTGTATATGCATCTCTGACTGCTTCGGCAAGTAGTACAACTGTGATTGCCATCTTTAGGTTCCTCCCTAGCTCGGTCGCCAGACAGAATCTGCCTTACGTCCATATCGTACTAGCGTACCTCTTACCGGAGGGTCCGCTCCATGTATTGCAAAGCATAAATGCCGGTTATCGCTGTAGTACTCACCAGAGACTACGTTGAACTTCTCGAGTATGCCGAGCCACTGCTCCTTACGCATCAAACGCTCATCGCCGTTATCTCTTGAAGGGTAGTAGACTGATGGCACCGAAAATATAAACCAGTCGCTATGCCTAAGTACTGTCATTATAATCCGACGTATGTCTCCATCCTCGTAGTGCTCAAGCATCCCCTGACTTGTGCACATAAGACTTGAACGATCTATCTGGCACCCACGTAGGAACGTCGAACTCAACTCGAATACATCCAGCTCGCGAAGCACAGGGGTGGGGTGTAGCCCATTGAACAGTTGTATGCACGATTCAAAGGCTACAGGATCTTTGTCGATTCCGACAACCCGCAAATTTCGACGTGCGAACATCTGTGCTGTAATTCCATTCCCAACCCCAAGGTCTAGAACCGTCTTTCGCCCGCTTCCGAGCCTGCAAGCGGCACTCACATATGGAGTGTGGATCCTAGCAAGCTCTGTTACGGTAGCAGCGTCCAACCCATTCGACGCTAGTTTCCTAGCTTGTCGACTTATTTGCCTGTGATCTACAGTTGCGCGCGGATCCGCAAGGGCCTGGAAGGCCTCCTTGAATCCCTGGGCAACGCGCTCATCCCCCCAAGTCTTCGAGAACCACGCGGCTCCTTGTGCGGCCTTGAGGTTGGCGGCCTCACGATTGTTGTAGACGGACCTAAGCGCATCCACCGCGTAGTCCCAATCAGGAATACACCATGTTCCCCCCAGCGGAGTCTCTTCGATGTGTGAGTCAGGTATGGGCCAGTTGTATCTATCATCGCATACCTCTACGTGTCCTGTGTTGTTTGCCAGAATTGTCGGAACGCCCATAGCTATGGTCTCTCGGGCGGGCATACCGAAGCCCTCACCCTTCGACAGGATCAGAGAGCAGTCAGAAGAGTCTAGGTACTCCCGCATCTGCTGTCGAGTCCATCGACCTGCGTCAAGTATGGTAACTCGTGGGTCGTCTACTGGGGGTATCTGAGAAAAGTCATATCCGAAGAACCCACTGCGCGTCTTGAATACCATCTCGACGTCGGGGTACTTAGCGATTGGGAATGCCTTCTGGAATACATCTAGCGCCTCTACAGGTGACTTCCTTCCTGTTAGCGTACCATGGCAGGTGACTCTAAACTTATCATTAGGTACTCTAGGAGCGGGTACCTCTCCCTGCGGAGTGCAGAAGATCGGGTCAATCGCAAGTGGTGTTATATAGATCGGCTTGTGCACGAACTGAGAGAATACTTCCTTGCTGTACTGTGTTGGCACGAACAGAGCATCGGGATCGTTGCACTGATGCAGCCACTCGGGTCGTATTGAAAGCGGATCGGAAGCCTCATACATCGTAAGACCGATCTTGTATGGCGTCGGAAGCTTACTAAACTCTCCCGGCGTCGCCATACATAGCCCTACAAGGTGCGGTACCTCTACAGGCTGATCAAGTAGCTTCATCGTTTCAGGTAACAGTCCCTCCTTCACCAAGAACCACAGATAGCGTATTGATAACTTCACGCCGTGGCCCATGAGACAGTGGACGACATTCTCCGCAGCAGTGGCATATCCGTCGCCTACAGAAAATGGCGACATCCAGAAGAGGTTATATGCTCCGTCTGCATCAATCCATACCTGGTCATTAAGTGCGATACTCGCACCGTCTATCTCAACCATACCACGAGCCTTGAGCCACAGTGCTTTGTCCCAGGGTACCGGCTCCGACCATACTCCCGGCATCAGAGTCATTTGAGCTCTGGGGTCCGATAAGACTTGCACACGACCAGTGGTGTTCATCACGCGAACTTGCACTTGTACCTCCTTCTTGAAAGCCTGGGGCGTGGGGGCTCCCTCTACTGGCGAGCACTTGTGTTCCCACCCCCAGGTCTAGATTCGTTAGTCGGTGATGGTAATGGTAGCGAACATTTCCGGCACTACCATCTTCTTCCCGTTTCTGGTCCGGACGTTGCGTGACCACTTATCGGTGTTCACGTACGCACCGGGCATGGTGGCATCGTCGTACGGCATAAACTCGGCATACACCAGTGGCATTGCTGCCAGCGGAATGTACGGTGCGAATATATACCCCGCATCTGTCTGGGAACCCGGATACATTCCCATAAGGGCCTTGGTCGTAGTCATGTACAACGAGGTGTACACGTCCCAGAGGCCGTTCAAAGTTCCGATGAATTGAACACCGACCTTCGAGGGACTGTTATCCTCTCGCATTCGGGGCTCAACCTTAAAGTCCGAAGACTTCATCAACCACGTTGTTACCTCTCGGCCGGCTACGATCCAGTCAGCCTTCCGATAGCGGTACCCGAAGATCAGGTTCTCCGCATCGATAAACGCGTGGACCAATGTTTCGTACCACTCCTTAGGTAGGTACCCAGCCGGGACGGCATGGGTCCAGTTGACGTTGCCGGCACCTGCTTCGTTAACCATCTGGATCAGCGAACGCTCCTCAAGCTCACGCTTGATCTCGTTGGCCATCTGGTCAATGAGCTCTGCCTCGACGTCAATTCCTAACGTACCACGTGCGTCTTCCATGACTTCTGTCGACCAGCTGGCGCCGAGAATATCCTTCGTCGCCGTAAGAGTGTCGGATGTGATGACCATCTTGAGGCGCTTCGGAACTCCGTTCTCAACGTTGTAAGCGTAGTCGCTGTCTGCCGTAGTGACTGACACGTCACTTGCGTCTTCCCGCTGGAAGTCCTGGTAGAAGATTCGGCCTACACCACCCGACTCCGGGGGGAGCGGCTGGACTGAGGCGATCTTCAACAGGAACAACTCAGGGAAGATCTTTCTGATGATGGGAAGCGAGTACGTCGCGGGCAGGACAAGGTCGGTCGTCATGGTCTGCTCTAGTGGGCCGCGAGCCGAGAACTGTTGCTGGTTCTCGAAGATCATCGCCATGGTCTCCCACAGGTTCTCATCGATCGGCTTTAGACCGTACTCCGTTCCGTCAAGGTACCACTCCCACTTCCGAACAAGTGCCTCTCGCGCATGTCTCTGGGCGGTAAAGTAGAGTGAGTCTGCGAGGTCTCCCCCTCGAAAGTCAGCTTGCATTTGATTATTCATTACGCATCCTCCTAAAAACCTTAGTTAGGTGTCGTCTACACCCCTAAAAGACTGTACCGCCGGCGAGCCGAACCATATCGGATTGTTCTGCCGACATCTTCTGCTTACGAACGGTTTTCGACTGAGCCCGATCAGGGGGGTGCGCCTCACCTACGACACTTTCGCTAGAGTTGCCTAGCGTTCCTGCAAGTGCCTCGTCGAGTGCTTCCTTGATCGCGTCGTGTGCTAACTCCTGAACTTCATCGGCTGTCTTCGGATTGCCAGCGCGGATCTTCTCCGCCACTGCCTTCGACATACCAACGTGTGCAGCCTCCGCAATCGCAACACTGAGCTCTAGCTCGGCGGTACGGGCCTGCGACTCTTCCAAGTCCTGGCTTAGCTGTACAGACTCCTCGGGGTTGGCCGACGCTTCAAGTGCCTGGGTCATGCTTACCAACTTCTCAGTCAGCTTGCCAACCTCCGCTGCGTGAGCCTCTTTAAGCTCACCCTCAAGTTCCTCAACCAGTTCGGGGTACTTCTCCCTCAGCTGATCAAGGGTAGCATCTTCCAACATGTCATCCTCCTCAGTTTCATTTACGGCGGTGTAGGAGATATGTGGGGCCGATTCAAAGATCTGAACGATCCCCGCACCTGCGACTCCAGGATGTGCCGTGAAGTCGATACCGGATAGTGTTGCATCCTCCATCACCTCTACGTCTTGACCATTGATATTACCCTTCCGACTCGAGACCGTTCGGCCGTCGGCACGAATTGACGTTGATCCTATACCACCGTGACGGAGTAGTACCTGGATGTCGCGTCCTTCGGCCGTAGGCATGATAGTAGCTCGGTACCTGACTATTTCCGCAGAGCCCTTTGTCCGGAAGAGTTCACTAATCTTCCCTACCGGGAGTTCCTCTACGAGAGGCGAAAAGAAGCCTCCTGTACCTGCAGCCTTTCCGTGGCTCGAGAACATCGTCGCTATCCCACCCTCACCAACATACTTATTTGTGTTGCTAATGAGGCGGTCGTTAAACTCCTGTGAGTAGTAACGTTGGTTAGCGCTTATGATGCCGTCTTGGAGAGCTATACCCTCAACTTCCATGATACTATCGGGGCTACCCTCGTTAGACTCGCTAACTACTCTAAAACCCGATTCCTGTGCTCCGAGCTGAATAAGCAGGCCGGTATCTTGCTCAGTTAGGCTCGTCGGCATCGTCGTCGGTGTCGCCGTCGGCGTTGTCTGTTTGTCCATTGTTAACTACCTCCTGTGCCTGCATCTGTATACGGTCTAGGACCGCCTTCCACTGTGCTGGTGACATCTGCAGGAAGTTCATCGCAACATACTCGTTGTCGACCACTCCAAGATCCTTCAACGTCTGCGCTGCGGATGAGAACGCTTGTAGTGCCTGAGCCTCATCAGCAACATCCAACCTCGACGGATTAGGCCACTCGATTACATACTTAGCAGATGCAAGATCTACACCCCTAAGTAGGACTGCAAGCGCCACGAAGTGGTGGATAAAGCTACTCATTACTGATTGAACCCTACGAATCGTGCGAGCGAATCTACGGTCTTGGTATGCTAGTGTAGCTTTAGCATTGATGTCACGCTCTAGCCCCAAATATGCTTTCGGCACTCGCATTGACGTAAGGATCTTGTTCTGATAATATTCGACAGGGTCCAAAGCTGTAAACCCTGTACTTGCCGTGTCCAATACACGGACGTCGGTTAGGCCCTCCTGAATCTGGCCGCCGAAGTCGTGGAATCCCCTTCCAATGAACAGGTCCTTCACGACCGAGAGTTCATCGTCTCCGAGGACACCCGACACAACCTTCTTGCCCATCAGGTTCTGCTTGAACTTAGAGATGTAGACCTGTGCTTCCTTCTCAGTCTTGCCGGTGGTATCTAGAAGGAACAGCAACCGGGCAAATGCTCTAGTCAACCAGTTAACGCATAGTGCCTCTTCCATCGCTTTAAGCTTCCGCCACGAGTGACGGGCTGTGTAACACATCGACCGTCCATATGGGCTACTACCACGACGGTTCCACCGAATGTGCTCGATCTGCCAAGCACGGAACCCCGCTAGGAACTTGTTGGTACGTGGTACATACTGTTCGAAGGCGAACTGGCCCTCTGTGCTGCCACGAAGTAGCAATCCCACCTCATCTTCATTTCGTGTCATTGAGTGTACAGGCATGTGCATCACACGCACGAGCTCGAAGTTGTCGTCAAGAATGTACTGCTGGAAGTTGTCCCCGTACAGGAGTGTATCACGTGTGATACCATATACCTTCTCCTGCAGCTTGCACCGGTCGATGGCATCTTCGACTGACTGTATTAGCGCAGCAGGTACACTTGCGTCCCATATAATCCTGAACGACTCCTCAGC